AACTGCAGTGTGAGTGGCTGGATCATACTTGATGATGTAGCCGTCATATACAACAACCAAGTCGCCTTGGAAGATTGCGCCAGCTTGGTTGTCCGCAATTTGATAGCCATATTGCTTCTGTGCACCAGTAGCAGAAAGGTTACCAACAGGGCGCAGACCAAAAGGCTTATTTACGTTTGCCATTTGTAGCTCCTAAAATAAAATAAATACCGAATTAACGGTTTCCAAAAGTAGTGCGAGAATTCCTTTCGGGATTCTGTATTCGCATTGTCGAATGTGCGTTCTCACGCATCAACTCGTTGTCTACTGATTTAATCTGATCCTGTGCCTTCCGTCCATAATGAGCATTACGTTCCGCAACTGTTTCTTCCGGAATTCGAGCAAGCAATAAACCGCCTACAGAAATCACGCCAGCGTGTTTACCATCTTCAATGGTAGGCAGGGTGTCGCGATATTCTGGGTCTAATTCTTCGTTGCGAACAAGCTCATAACCTTCGCGAAGACGACCATAGACGTGTTGCTTGTCATCAAATCCGTTGATCTCAGCACGAATCCAGCGATGCTTGAAACCGGGAGGGGCAGGGGGCGCGTCCAAACGAGAAGGAGGAGCCCAAGGCTTGCGACGGGCATCCTTTTCACGGGTTGTGCGTGGAGCGCGGTCGATAGTTAGTTTTTGGTCAGCCATGGTTTAATCCTTCACGTATTTGGCATATTCCTCGAGAGGAACGCCCAGTTTTTTTGCAATAGCAACTTGACTTGGTGTTAATTTCACCACACGGCGGGTGTTGTTAATACCCGAACTGCGAGAAGCAGGTGCAACGGCTGGAACACCATTCCGTTGTCTGTTATTCGCTTGAGCAGGAGGTTGGAATTTATTAGGAAACTCCGAACGCAGCCTGTTATCTAATTCAGTATAGTACTCGTCTGTGTCAGCGTCAATGCCCTGTTCTTCGGTCAAGGATTGATGGATGCCCCATGCTGCATAGGTCATCATTCGATCCTTACCAAACCATTCGTTACGTGCTGCCCACTCCTCTGCCTTTGGGCTAGGAGCAGCAGCTTGTGGAGCTTGCTGAACTGGCTGCTGTTGACGCTGTTGCTGCTGATACTGCTGTTGTTCTTGTTGAGCCTGCTGAGTTGACATCCATTCGGAGACTCTTCGTTGCTCGTATGACAATTCAGACAGCTTTTCTTGTGCTTCTGTCTCAGTGTCAATATCGCCTTCTTCTCTGGCGCGTTTAATGATGGCACGAAGCGTAGCTTGCTGCGTCTCCATCCTAGTCTTAGTCTCTGACAGTCTACTTTGGTCAGTGTGAACTAGACGTGTCTGAAGTTCTGTAGCTTGCGCTTGAACCCCACGTGCATACTCCAGTGCAGCCTGTTCACGGCGCTCTGCTTCCCGCATTTTAGCGGTCAGCTTAGAGATACGCTTTTGAACGGCCTCGCTTACTGTGTCCAGCTCTGATTTTTGTTCAGTTTGTTGAACAGATTGTGGAGCAGAAGCCGAAGGAGCTTCTGTTTCAATAACAGAATCCTGTTCTTCGTCTGGCTGTTCCATTACGGATACCGAAGTTTCTACTTCGTCATCCCCTAGGTTAAATTCCAACTGTGAATCCGGTACTGAATTAGCCATAACTTACCTCACATGTGCAGAATGTCTTCTGGGTCATTAATCACGGCTAAAACCTCGTCATCATTGATGATTCGGATCTCGCCACCGTCCAAGCCAATACGCGCACCCGCGTAACGACCAAAAATTATCCAATCGCCTTCTTTACACCAAGCGCCCTCTGGAAATTTAACCGTATCTTTGTAGGCAAGCGGACCTACCGCTAAGACATACGCACAAACGGTGGTTATTTGCTGTTTTTCTCGAGTTTGATCGGCAAGAACGATTCCACCCTTGCTTTTTTCTGCGCCTTTGTAGGGCAGAAGCACGATTCTCCATCCTGTAGGCTTAGGAATGCGATTACGAACCGTCTCTTCAAGGGCATCAATGGCAAGACTGCCGTCTTCGTTGTAGGCATCGTCTAATACAGGACCGATTTCTTCCTTGTCCTTTGCCCATTTCTCTTCTAAAGCACTTACTGTCATAAGGGTCCTTTTAGTCTATGGATGTTTTTTTAAGAAGAGCAGCTATCTTCTCTTCAACAAACTTGTATCCCTCTAGACGGCCCTGTAGGAACTTGTATTGCTCCATATCACGAACTGCACCACCCAAGATGATGTCTTCCGTTTGCTTTTTAAGCGAACGAAGTTCGTGCAACACTTTCTCTGTGAACTCAAACATGGAATTACCCCAAGAACGCAGACAGTACAGGCCCTATCCGAAGGCTACATGCATATTATGCATGTTTATTTGTACAAAGACACTAAAATTATGTAATTTTTACTTTTTTAAACGCATCTTTACGGTAAACAAAGGTGGGACGAGGCTCACCTATTGTTTCACGTGAAACTTTTTTTGGTTTAATAATCCGTTGTTGGGACATTTTTACCAAGTTAGGCTTTCTATTGGACATTTTTATTCCCCTTGACCAGTGTTACTGCGTTTCTTTCCTTAGCTGTCTGTGATGCCTGCTGCAATCGGGCCTGATCAACCATCATGTCGTTGTTTTCACGCTGCTGATCCAGTGTAAGACGCGCCTGATCCATTGCAACCTTGGCCTGATCACGTTGTGCAGACTGTGCAAGCTCTTGTTTCTTCAGTTCTATCAACGGATCAGTAGGTGGCTGGTTAGCGCCAGACAATTGTTCTTGCAAAGCCTTCGCTTCTTGATAGAACTCAGCTGCTTTCAATGCAATCATTGCTTCGCGCTGCAGCGGAGACACCAGTTTTTCTGGGTCAGTGCCATATTCTCTGAACAACTGGGCTTCCACAAACTCTTCCGCCTTGGTTTTGACGTGCTCTAACAGGTGTTTTTGCAGATTTATCGCAACATTTGGCATTGCAGCCACCGAAGGAGACAGCCCAAACAGCAAATGCGACAAAATATGCGCATCATGCTGCTGACCAGCAAACACCTTCAACGGCGATCCATCCAATGCCTGAGCGTTCTCGCTCATCGGATCTTTTGGCTTGTCAATCTCTTGGCTATTTAGCAATCCATCGATATCCCGCACACCAATCGCCTCATACATACGGCGATATGCCTCGTACATATTGTGCATTTGTGGCGCACTTTGGGCTAATTGCAACTGCGTCTGTGCCATGGTAATGCGTTGGGCTACCGAGAAAATATTAGGGTCAGATACTGGCAGGATATCAATGCGGTCATCAAAGTCAGAACGCTTGATCTTTCGACTCTCACCCGGCACGTCGTATGGGTACTCATCAGGCAGATACTCAGCAAAGCCTTTTGCCAACAATTGGAATTCAAGCTTCTGGCTGTAATGCAAGCGCTTATGCACCGCCGACATCACCATTGAACCTTTTTCCAACAATGCAATAGTTGTACCTACTGCAGCATTCTGGTTACTGTCACCTACCTGCAAGTCAGTAATAGACGCAATGCGACGACCAGCGTCCACACAGAAACCCAACAGCGCAAACAACGTCTGGCTAGGCTCTTTGTACGGCAATGGCAACATAGACGAGGTAAGCTCCATGCCGCCCGCATCCATATCACGCCACTCACCCGGCTGAATCGGCACATCATCATTCTCAATACGTGCACCTTTAGCCTTAAATCCTGCAGGCAAATTAGAGAACGTACCCGCATCAATCAGTTGACGCAGCGAGGATGTAGCAGATTTAGTCAATCCACCCATCAAATGCAAGAAGCCCAAACCGTAGGAGCCGGGGCCTTGAACCAACAAGTAATGGATAAAATACTCTTTACGAAGTCGCTTCTCGTCATCCTCGTCCCAGTTTCTGCGAACGCCAATAACCTGACCCGATACCTCATCCAAAGTTATGATGTAAGGCAGCTTTATGCCTGTTGGCTCATCGTCCTCGCCTAAGTCTTCAAATCCCGGCAAGTCGTAGTCAATCTGGAACTCCAGCAAAGACATTTCTTCTTCCTCGCCCGCGGGCGAGACACCAGTAATCTTATCTGTTGCTTCTTCTATCTGCGTTGCCTCTTGGTCCACGCTAGATTCTGCTAAGTCAAGATACTGGCCCGACACCACCGCTTTGCGGTAGGCATTGGTGGACATAGGAATACGGTGCGTGATCCGCTCACAACGGCTCATGACGCTTGAACCGTGATATGGGATGTACAAGTTATCCGGTAATACCAGAGGACTGACCATACGGCCTAGGCTAGGATCGTAATAGACCTTCTTAAATGCCGAACCGCCGTAGCCAACGTAGTACAGCAGCTGATCAAAGTCAGGCGTGTACTCTTGCATCTCTGTTGTGATCTCATAGTTCATGAAATCCTTGACGCGGACCGCTTGCATGACCTTTTCACGCGTCTCTTTGCCAAGCACCTGTGTACGTACAGGGCCATCTGATGGCATCAATTCTTTTAACGCTTGTGCTTGAAACTGCACTACCGACTCTTGCAGCATTGGATGAAATACGCCAGACGATCCCTTGAACGGCTTAGTGCGCTCTTCCATGGTCAAGCCAAGAAGCTCCATACCATCGCTGTACATCTTTTCCCACTGCTCACGCGAGGACTTATCTGCCTCAAACAACGCCATCAAGTTATCCGATATCTGGGATAACACGTCGTCAGTAAGTATCTCTGCTAGGTTGGCATCATAGCCAACCTCTTCGTCATCACCTTCACCAAGGCTGACCGTAACGCCACCTTCCTCGTCGAGTTCAATCTCGACATCAGGCATGTCCTCTAGTGCGGACACTTCAATATCAATGTTGCCTGTTGGCAGGCTCTCGCTACGATCTATCGGCATTTTATTTCCTTAAATATACTTTGCATAATCTAAATTGTTCTTATCCACTGCTCCGCCTTTATTGAACTTGATGCCTTCTTTTAAGACTCTGGCTGCGGTATCTTTGCTCCATACAAGGCCCTCATGCATGTACGCATTACCCAAATCATCATACATTTCTATGGGTCTTATTTCAAAGCCCTTGCCAAGATCTTTTACTACTTGCTTTAAGTTTGGACCTAATTTTTCATAAAGCTGTGCTTGTTCCGATTCTTTTCCGGGGAAAGTAATTGCGTTAACCCCGCGCTGCATTGCTGCACCTATGGAGTTTTTAATCATAAGTTGTTGTAAAACTTGCGGAGATTTTTCCATCCCAGCAAACGCCTCATCCCTGTTGTAATTACCTATACCTGCCCGTGCCTTTAATTTAGAACTTCTATCCGTCAGTTTTATGTAATCAATAAGCTGTGGTTTAAGATCAGGGTATCTACCTAATATTTCTTTATAAGCTTCCGATTTTTCTGCAGGACTAGGATAAAATTTAGAACTTATTGTTTTAAGTTTATCCACGGCTTCTTTCTGGAATGGACCAGAA